TCTATAAATAAATCAGAATAAGCTTCTGTCTGTGAGAACGCATCAGAAACATCTTTTGATTTAATAAATCTTTTTCCGTCTGGCGATTTTTCACCATAAGCGGCTAAGATGATTTTTTCAAATGTTGAAACGATGGTAGGCATATCTTGTGCTGCGATAATTCGTCTAAGCATTTGATCATATCCACCATCTGCGGACATTTCTAATTTTAAACATTCCGCTTTTGTTAGGTTGAAGTAGAAATCCTCGGTTCTTTTATTTTCTGTTTCCGAATAATCGGTATAAGTCATAGTTTTTTTGTACATCTTTTTCTCCTTTTCAATGTTTTGGCTAATTAAAAAATAAGGAGCAGTAATTAAACCGCCCCTTATCCCACTTTAATATCATTTGATTATGCGACTTTCATCAGTGTTGCAATTTCGTCTGGAAGAGGAAGTCTTGCAACGGTTGCAGGTGCAACTGGTGTTGTTGTTGCATCAGTACCATAAAGAATTTTCTCCAAAGCTGCTAATTTAGTAGCATCAACCTTGGTAGAATCAATGATCAGACATGCAGTTGGTTTGAATCCAGTTACAGATACTGGTGTAGTTGTTATTTCCCAAGAAAGAGTGATTGCTTCTGGTGAATCATTAACAGTTGCATAAGGTTTTTCGGATGGAGCTGCTTTTGCACCATAAACCAGATGTAACTTGTATCCATATTCCGTATCTTCTATGTCATTGCCAAGAATAGTTTTATAGCAAAGACCAAAAGTCTTACGTGACTGCTGTCCGATGACAACACCTTCTGTTAATTCAGCTGAGCCATCGCATGCCCCAAATTCGTCTGGATAGGTATATGCTTCGATAGTTCCACCGAAGTCTTCTGCTGAAATAAGATTTAAATATTTGATATTATCTGCATAACTTGGAGATGCTTCCGCTCCGGAAGGACTTTCTGTTACTGCTGTCAGACCATTCCAAGCTACACCAAGGTTATATAATCCTTCTGTACTTAATGGATAAAGTACGGCATTACTTACGCCAGTTTCATAAAGGCGTTCTCCTGTTTTATCCCAAACAAGTTTTCCCATTGTTTAAATCCTCCTTTAAAAATATAAATTAAAGACCCAATGGTTCAGATCGTCAGCTGGATAGAATCTATCAAACTGACATAACGGAAAAGCTTCTACTTTATCCGGTATTTCTGAATCAGGGTCTTCGTCAATTACGGTTACTTGGTAACATTTTGTATTATGATATTTAATGTTGTTTGCGTACTTTGTGTCCTTCGTCGATAATACATATCGAATACATGGGTAAGTCATTTCATTTGTTGACGGGGGCTGAAAATACACGTTTGGTATAAGCTCATTAAGCTTTCGATGCAGTATTAGTCTGCTTGCCATTGTATACACCCCCCATAGTCAACAATAGTCTAGGGTATTGGACTTCCACATTTGTGATTTCCCATAAACCTCCCATAAACTCAACATAACGCATAGTGTGAAAGTTTTGATTGGCAAATGGGTCAGATATGATACTGATTTGATTACTCAAAACTAAATTATCATTTGTACTCTCGTTAGACGGTGTCCATCTGCTCGTGTTTCGGATAGTATCGCCTGAATATGGTAAAACCGTTGTTTTCGGTCTCCAAACGCCAGGTGCTGTTTCTTCTTTTGTCACATAACCGATGTTTCCATAAAATTTTGCCATATCAATTCCCCCTCATTTTGAAGATTATGGAGTAGTAACTAACTCTTCGATAACAATTGCAGATTTGATTCTTGTAAGCTGACCAGATTTACGAGTTTCAAGAAGAGACTGAAGCTGGTTGAATTTGATATCGAAATCTGTGAAGTGTGTTACATCTCCGCCCTTAGAAGCACCATAACCATAATCGTTCATGTTTACAGCAATAGCGTGAAGTTTGTGTTTCTTGCTATCTGCGTCCGTACGTTCTCTACCTTCAAACTGTGTTACTTCATAAATATTAGCAACACCAAGAGCTGCTGCAAGTTCTGTATCTGTCTCATAAATACGACGACCATTTCTATCTCTTGCGAGGATCATGGTGTTGTGCATATCAGTTGATATAAACAGATCTGGTTTACCAGTTCCACGGAAGTCTTTACGAGCCATACGAAGTGCTGTAACCATTGCTTCCGCATAAACAAAACTATCACCAAAGTTCTTAGTTGCATCTGTTCCCTGAATTTCTGCTGCCATAGCCGCAAAATCAATATCTTTATGAATGGTGTATAATTCATCATCTTTCCAAATAGGACGAATATGTTCAGGGAAAATCTTCTCTGGATCAGAATCGCCTCTATCATCACCAAGCATAGTTGCAACAGCAAGAGTCTCTTTCAATGATATTTGGTCGATATTATACTGAAACTGTACATAATCGAAATCTTCGATATCTACAACATCATCTCTGTGAAGTTCAGAGGTTACGTATACAGTCTGTGGGTCTGTGGTTCTTCTTACCAGGGTATAGTTACCAACAATTTTCTTCTGGGTTCCTTTTACATATCCTTTTGCATTAAGAGCATCAATGTTACGGATATCAACATGAGAAGTACGAACTCTTCCATGAGGAATCTTGCTGGTTTTTAACATGATAGCATCAACCCAACCCATATCGTTTGTAATAACAGTTGGTATTCCATTACCGTTTGCATCTACATATTCTGGGAATAAATTTGCTACGTTTCCAGTTCCGGTCTGTACAAAACCGCTGATATCTCCGTGTGCAAGTTCATTTTCCTTAGCATAAATTTCAAGAGCCTGTTTTAAAGAACCAACGCCACTTGATTTAGCTAATGCTAAAATCTCACCCTGTGCTGAATGAGAAAGTACACCATTGTTTGTTTCCTGGTTGTTGTTCTGATCAAAAGCATTTTGTTTCATATTATTATCTCCTCCTGTGGAATCTTCGGTACCAGCGTCTTCGATTGCTGCTCCGATCATTGCATAAACTACGGTTTTCTGTTTCTCATTTAACGAATCAAATACATCCTGTACGGTTTCTTCGCCATCATCTGCATGCTGTAATGTAGCATCCGGCTTCTTAATGTCTCCATCCATTTCAATGGTCTCCTTTTCTATTACTGGTTCTTGGACTGCTGGTGTTTCGTCTGAATGTTCCAAAAAAATTTCTTCTCCAGAATAAATAACAGCTTCAAAATTATCATTGTCATCACTATGTGACATAGATACGGCATCGATATATGCTTCTGGATTAGCCCCAGCAAGTACAAGACTTACTTCTCTAATAGCACCATGCAACACGTCAGAACCTTTCTGTTTCAACTGATTCGCATAGATGGATAATGCTGTAACGTCACCGTGTTGAACGAGAAGTTTGCTATTTTTACCAGCTTCTGTATCATTGAATGCACAATAGGCATAGACCCCTTCCGGTCGATTTTCTAATAACGCATGTCCAAGAACTTCTTCTGGTGCATTATGCTGATGATTCCAGACAAGTGGCACAGTTTGACCATTGTTGTGCATGAATGCATTTTCTTTGATAGTTCTACCATCTGCACATTTGACATTGTTTTTGGTAGCCCAGCCACTAAAATCATATTTTTCTTTCATTTTGACGTTTCCTCCTTTTGCTTTACTTTCTGAACGATTTTGTATTTCTAATCTTGTCAAGTTCTGAAATATACTTGTTGTCGTATTGCGTTGACAAATTAGTTTTAGTTTGTTTAAATTCTGCTTGCAGTTGTTCTCGAACTGCTTTGTTGTCGGCTCTTAGACCATCAATTTCAGAACGGATACTATCTCGATTGGACGCTTTATCAGCAGTGCTCATACTTTTTAACCGATTTCTAAGAGAATCGATTTTGTTTTGCATTTCTTGTTTATGAGCCTCAACTTTGTCTTTTGTTAATTGTCGTTCAGTGTCTACTGTCTGTTTTTTCTCGGTAGTTAATTGGTCCTTAACGTAATGAGCAGCTGCTTTTCCAGAATCATTTAATTTGGCTGTAGATTTCCGACCTTTTAAATCTTTGGTTTTCTCATAATATTCATGAGCTTTTGCTGGATCATAATACGTACTGGCATAATGCTTTAATTCATCACCCAACGCTTCATCCAAACCATCTAACTGAGCATCCAAATCATCTAAATCTTTCATGCTTTGGCTGTACTCGTCTTCTGTCATTGGAGGAGATTCTGTTGGTTGATTTGCTGTGGTATCCCCAGCTGGTGACACGCTTGGTTGTGACGTTGCTTGCTGTGTTTGATTCAAATTCTTATTACGCAACTGATCTGCATTCGGGTCAGCAGATGGTTTCAAACCAATAATTTGTCGTATTTCGTTCGATGTCATGACTTCGTTTCTCGTAAACTTATCAACAATGTCTGGCAACTCTGATGTAGGTATTAATTTGAATGAGTCACGGAAGAACCGAATAGATTGTTTTTGAGAACGAGCAGTTTTGGTCAAGAATTTTC